AGTGCTCTTACTTTTCATATGTTATAATTGTTATTATTAATATTATTATCTTATGAATATATAGATAAGATAAGAAAGGTCAAGCCCAAAATGAAATTTGTTTTAGTATTACAGATATGTTCTGTCATTGCTCAACAGTGTACTGAACCAGTACAAATAGGCAGATATAAAGACCATTTTGACTGTGCAACCGCAGGTTTTATTAACGCTATGGGTGCTATTAGAGAAATAGGCCCAGAAGAAGTGAATAAAAACAAACTATTAGTTAATTTTTCTTGCAAAGAACAAGAAAACGTATAGTCTTGTCAAGACTTGCAAAAACCCTACAATTTGATATATAATATCTTATGAAGCAGTATCGCATACAAATTAGATCAGAAGGTCTATATTATAATGGGATAGTAACTGCTGAAAATGATGCGGATGCTCTCATTCAATTCAAGAATAAACTTGAGAATGGTGAGATTGAAGCTAAAGATGAAGGTTTCTATTTAAATAATAAAATCTTCATCACATATGAGGAGCTAGGAAATGGCACTACAGAAGTTAATATCGGAGAAACTTCAGTTGGAATCTCAGTGGGCGCAACAGGCGTTGCAACAGGGTAGAGTAACTACTGATATGAAATGGATCGATATTAAAATTAAAGAGCTCAAAACAAAAATCAACGAACAAAGCGTTGAAGATGCAAAAATGGGCTTGTACGACATAGCTAGTTAAACAAACACTAGCATATATTTTAAAAAAATCGTTAAATCGTTATAAGGATATCTTGCACTAAATTATTTTTTATTTTGTGGATGAAGAAAATCATCTCCTAGTTTATACCAGTGTACTTTTCCGTTTTTGTATTGTCTTACTTTTTTGTCACAACTTTCACATTCATAAATTTCTAATTTTGATGTAGGAAAAAATGTAGTGTGTTCTTCACAATGTGGACATTGTCCAAATCCTAAATCACCAAATTTAATTATTTTTTCCACTATGTTGCTTCCCCCCAATTATTACCTAAAGCCATATCTACTTTGCTTGGTACTTTCATTGGAACATCATCAAGACAATGTTCCATTTTATTTTTTATTTCTTGAATGTCTTTATCGTCTTTAACATTGAAACATAATTCATCGTGTATTTGCAACAGTGGCCTGTGGCCGTTGTTATAGCAATCTATCATTGCTTGTTTAGTCTGATCTGCTGCGGATCCTTGGATAAGTCTATTCAAAGCTTTGTAAGTCATTGCTCTCTTAATCATTCCTCTATCATATTTAGATTCAGCTTCTTCCCTGGTCATAGATTTATGAATACCAAATGTCTTTGGTTCCCATCTATCAAATCTACAGTGCCTTCCTCTAATGGTAACAATACAACCTTTTTTATCTGCAGTTGCCATACATCTATTTGATAATTGTTTTACAAAAGGTACTTTAGAATTATATTCAGCTAAAATTTGTTTAGCTTGATCTACCTCAATACCTAGTTCTCTAGCTAATTTACCAGAACCCATTCCATAAAATAATCCTAAATTAATTGTTTTAGCTTGTGATCTAGGAATACCAGCCATATCAGCAACAACTTGATGGAAGTCTGCATCATCACTTTCATATGCTTTAATTAAATCAAATGATCCTTCAAAACCTGAATCAACTGATGCAGCATAATGCACAACTAATCTTGGTTCTTGTTGCGAATAGTCAAATGAACCCCAACGTTTACCTTCATCAGGTAAAAACAATGATCTGATTTGTTTACCAAATTCTTTATTACGAGCAGGTATCTGTTGTAAGTTTGGATTTGACATTGATAGTCTGCCTGTGGCTGTACCACCTGAATCAGATTTTAATTGATTAATCTCTGCGTGTATTCTACCTTTGTGTTCGTATCTCAATATAGAATCAATAAATGTAGAATGAAATTTATTCATTTCTCTAGCTTCTCTAATTAATTTTGCTATTGGGTAAGGACAATTGTATAACCAGTTTGTAGTAAAGCTAGGAGCTTTAGTTTTTTCCGTTCTCTGATAGCTTATTTTTAGTGCATCAAAAGCTTTTGCTACAGAGGCAGCAGCCCAGATCTCTACATCAACCCCTGAAAGCTTTTTTATCTCTGCTAATTTTTTGTTCTCTTCATTAATAAATTGAGTTTTTAGGTCAGTAGCCTTGTCTAAATCTACACGAATACCGTGTTCTCTCATCTCTATAAGAATAGGAGTAAGTGTAGTTTCTAAATTAAATATATTAGATAGGTTTTGTTTTTCTATTTCTACCTTAAAACGATTCCAAAGTTTTAATGTAAGTTCAGCATCTTGTTCAGCATATGGACCAACATAACTTGCAGGCAATCTCCATAAATCTTGTTTTGCATCTAAACCCCACTCATCTGCTTTTTCTTTTAATTGTGATTCTGATTTTATTTCTCCAAGATAATCAAAGGCTAATGAATTTAATGAATAACTAAATCTATCTTCATTAATTAAAGCTCCTGCTATCATTGTATCTAAAATTTTTCCGTTAGGTTTTATTCCTTGAGAACGTGTCCAACCTATATCGTAAGAAGCATTATGACATACTTTGTCTACAGTATTTTCCATTAAACTTTTAAACCATCTCATAGTAATATTTCTATCCATATTACCTCCAGCTTCGTGTCCAATTGGAAAGTAGCCTTTGAAACCATCTGCAGCTACTGCAATACCTACGATCTCTCCGTCTTTAGTTGCCCAACCTGGGCCTTTAGTTTTAATGTTTGGGTCTCTTGTTTCTAAGTCTACAGCTATAATAGACCTATCTGATAAATCAGGATAAGCTTCTGGAGCTGTCCAATCTGTTTCTGTTTGATTAAATACAAGTTCAGTTGTCATTATTTTGAGTAACTTAAAGCTGTAGTATCTACAGAAAAATTATTTGCTAGAGGATTTGGTTTTTTCATCTTTTAATTTTAAAATTTCTAGTTCGCAATAATGAATTATTTTTTGTAAATCTTCTATCTTATTTTTTGATAAATATCTACAAACGTACTTCACAACGTTCCCCTGGAAGAAGCTAAGATTATTTTTAGATATAAATTCATACGGCTGAATGCGAAAATTTTTATAGTGACTTCCGCCTATCTGCCTGTCTTGTGGAAATACTTCATCAAACATATTTTTATTTGTCATTTATAACCTTCCTGTTGAAACGAGATGCCAAACTAACCAAAGGAAAAAAGTATGTATGATCAGTTGAGAGGATATGTAAGGACTTTTTACTGCGCGTAATACCAGTATACCACACACGCGCTTCAGCCATTTTCTCTTTATTGTTTTTTGTTGAAAAATTAGATGGCCAATTAGATTTCTCATATAATAATACGTTGTCTGCTTCTCCCCCTTTAACGGAATGAATAGTATCGATAATGATTTTGGCATTCTCATTAAATTGAATGTTTCTTTTTATCATATTTTCAAAATAATCCAAGTCTCTAGTCGTAAATTTCCTGTTTAAAACCTTCCACCAATCTTTGTGAGGTGTTTCTAATCCACATTCTTTTTTTAAATATTCTAAATCTAAGGGTTGATTTGGATGAACTTTGTCCCAGGCTTTGTTATCTACTTTACGCCATCCTTTTTTAATTTCTTCTATAAAATCATATAAGATACCTACCTCTTCTCTTGTAATAGTTTCCCCTGCGGTTAACTTATTCCAATGGCTTATAGCGTTCCATTTATTGATATTAAATGATTTGTTGCCTTTCATATCTTGAAAGTATAGGCCTTTAGCTCTTGCATATTCTTTTAATTCTTCAACATTGTCACCAACTCTACCAAGAATAAACCAAGTTCCTTTCAACGAATCAAAAGGTATCTCACTAAATCTACTATAAGTATGTATAGTTCCTTGATCTTTATTTACAGAGTAGAAGTTCTTCTCTTGTCTTTCAGGTATAAACTGCAGTATCTCTTTAGAAAATTCTAGTATTGTTTCATTTAATCTGTAAGATTTATTTAAAACAAATATATTACCTGGAAAATCTAAAAAACATCTAACCTTTGCACCATTCCATTCATAAATAGCCTGGTCGTCATCTCCAGCTAAATAAACTCTTTTAGCTTGTTTAGCTACCTTTTCCACAAATAACCATTGTAATGGAGTTAAATCTTGTGCTTCGTCTACAATAAATACTTTATAGCTAGGTGGATTAACTTCTTTTACATATTTCTCAACCATATCAGTAAAATCCATCTTGTTATCTTTTTTAAACTTCTCATAGTTTCTTATTATATCTGTAAATTGATTTAATCTTACTTTCTTAATTGGTTCAGCTTTATATAGATCTATAGGATCTACTAACATATTCCTAGCTTTGTCATATATTCTAAGTGACCAATTATTAAATACTTTTTGATTTGCATCTTCTTCTGAAAAGTTTGCACTGATAGTTCCCCAGTCAGTATGAAATTTCAACATATCCGTTCTAGGATCTAGTACAGGTAGTCCTGAAAATTGTCTTTTACAAAAAGAATGAATAGTTCTAAAATTAGAAAAATCATCTTCTTTGTATTGTTTAAATTTTTTTACAACTCTATCTACTGCTTCATCAATTGCTTTGTTTGTGAAAGATACATAAACCATTTCAAATGGTTGCACACCTAATCTAAGATGTTTCTCAACAATCTTAATTAATCTAGTTGTTTTACCTGTACCTGGTGGACCAAAAATCTTAAAACTTTTATTGTGAATCTGGGTCGAATCCTGGGAGGCTTTGTTTGAATGTAACATTACGTTCCTTTACGTCTTCCTGCGCTGGTTTAGGTACTTTCCATAGTCTAGCTTTGTATCCATTATGGCCTCTCACATATTCAGCACCATTATCAATTAATAGTTCTTTTACTTCATCTCGTTTTAAATTGTTACCATCTTTTTTTAAAAATTTTTTAAATACTTCTGCTCTAAAGAAAACAAAACTTCCTTCAATAAAAATATAATCAGATTGTGTTTGTGATATATCATCTGCAATTTGGCTATCATCAAGAAAATGTTTAAATAAATATTGAAACTCATCTTTGTCATCATCTGTAAAGTCATATCCTTCTACATCCGATTGCATTCCTTTAAGATAGTTTAACCACATATTAAATTGTTCCTTCTCCATTGTTTTCCATACAATGTCAGAATCAAACAATTCTGTTTTTAATAATTGTTGTTGACATAGTTGTTGACCTGTAAGTCTCACAGGTTTTTTATCTATAGTTAAAATATATTTAGGCGGTTTAGTATTTATTTTTTGAAAAGAGTCTACAGAGAAACTGTAATTGTTTTTACCTATACCAAATTTTCTTTTAACACATTCAGATTGATTACAAAATTTTCTAGCAATATCTGTTTTACATTTGTAATTATATTCTTTTTCTGTATTTAAACTTTTAATAACTGTAGCTTTTAATTCTCCTGGTGGATAAGCTTGTTCACCCCAGTTATCATTTATCTTACCTAGTTCGTGTTCCCAAGGGCCATCTTTACCATATCTTTTAACCATACAGACCCCAACATTGAATAAAGCTTCATTACGTCCACCTTCCTCTACTGCATTCTTAATAAAGTTTTGTACACAAGGAGGATACTGATTAAATAAATCATCCTCGTCTTTTAAATCTTCTATCTTAATTTTATAAAAATCTTCAGGTTTAACTAAATAAGGTTTAACTGCTTTCTCTAAATCCTCTATCGGTATCGAGTGGCCGTTATCGTTTATTGCGTGTCGTGTTGTTAATTCTGCATTATGGTATGGTAAGTTTAACCAATTACCTATTGTTCCTAACTTTACATTGATTGTTCTTTGTTTTGGAAATATCTCACAATCAGCTAGACCTAATCTACTTGCAAAGTCAGTAAGTCTATCAATCATATCCGTTGC